GACGCAGTTGTAATTGACTGCTATATCCAGCCGGTGGACAGCGTTGAGAAAATCTATATTACTGTGAACTTGTCGTAAGGGAGGGATAGAGAGTGGCTGATAACTACACAAGGCTTCCGGATACTATTTCTGCCCGTGAAGGGAAAGCATATATCACTATAAACGGGCAGAACAGAGAGCTGTTTGAAATATCGGCCCTGACTGCCCAAATAGATTTGACTGTACAGGAAAGAAGGATGCTTGGTCACAGGATGACCCAGCACAAGGTTGTCGGGGCAACAGGTACAGGATCCATGACCATATATTTTATGAACAGCGAAATGCTGAACCAGGCCGTTCAGTATCTGCGGACCGGTAATTACAAAGGCCTGAAGATACAGGTAAAGAACGAGGATCCGCAGTCCACGGTCGGCAAGCAGGAAGTTGTGCTGCTGAACGTGATCCTGGCAACCATTCCGGTGGCNACACTGGACGACCAGTCTGATGACCCGATAACCTTTGATACTGACTTTACNTTTGACGATATTGAGGTTCTCGAAAGCTTCAATCTGCCGGAGAATTACAGATAAGGGGTAGGTGATCCGCCTACCCCTTATTAAGATAATTTTAGGAGGGAAATGTATGAGTTCGTTGAAAGCTTTTCTAAATCCTATTCGGGTTGAGAATAAGGAAGTGATTGTTTCCAATAGGTTTCAGGAGGATGGGAAGCCTGTTCCGTTTGTAATCAGGCCTATCACTCAGAAGGAAAACGAGCAACTGATAAAAAAATATACAAGGAGGGACAAGAAAGGTAACGAAACATTTGACAGAACGGGGTATATCCATGAGCTGACGGCGACCGCGGTAGTATTTCCGGACCTCAAGAATGCGGATCTGCAAAAGGCTTATGGAGTATTGGGAGAAGCTGAGCTGCTCAAAGCCATGCTCTATGTCGGAGAGTTTGCAGAGCTTGCTCAGGCTGTTCAAGAACTCTCTGGGTTAGATGTAGATATAAATGAGGAAATTGAAGAGGTAAAAAACGGATAAAGCAGGGCGATCCAGAGTTTAACCTGGCTCACTTCGCCCTGCAAAAACTTCATATTTTGCCTTCTGCCCTGGTAGAAATGAGCGATAGAGAGAAGGCATTTATTTATGCAAGTATCCAGTTGCGTATTGAAGATGAAAAGAGAGAAGCTTCCAAAATAAAAGCCGCCCGCAGCAAAGGCCGGAGAGGGGGCAGGAGAAGATAATGGCTACTTTGAAAGCGATGTTTAAACTTTTTGATGGGTATTCGTCTACCATCAATAAGATAAACCGCAAAACAGAAGAAGCAACGAGTAAAATCTTAAACGCAAGCGGGGCAACAGATAAATTTAACAAAAAACTTGAAAATACGGGGGCGAGCGCAAATAAGGCGAGCAATGGATTAGGGAAATTGGTTAAAACATTTATAAGTCTTGCAGCAGTAAAGAAAGGAATAGAAATCATTGATGATTTTACAAATACTGCCGCAAGGCTTAATCTCATTAATGACGGCCTCCAGGATCAGGCTGAGCTTCAAAACAAGATATTTGCAGCCGCTAAACGCTCCCGCGGTGCGTATACTGCAATGGCTGATGCAGTAGCGAAGATGGGTTTGCTTGCAAAAGATGCATTTACCTCAAATGATGAATTAATAGCGTTTACTGAGCTGGTTCAGAAATCCTTTAAATTAGGTGGTGCAAGCTCAAGTGAACAATCTTCTGCGTTACTGCAGCTTACTCAGGCTATGGCAGCCGGAAGGCTTCAGGGAGACGAATTCCGGTCTATCATGGAGAACGCTCCGATGATAGCTGACGCCATCGCAAAATATATGGGCAAGCCAAAAGGTGAGTTAAAAGAACTGGCAGCGGAAGGAGCCATAACAGCTGATATTATCAAAAACGCCATTTTCATGGCTGGGGATGACATAAATGAGAAATTTAAAACGATGCCCCGGACATTCGGAGATACATGGAATGAAATCAAAAATGGTGCTTTACAGGCTTTTGTTCCTGTAATGCAGAATATTAATGCATTGATTAACAGTCCGGGATTTATACAATTAATTGACAGTTTAATTAAAGGTTTTAATGCTGTTGCATTTGTTGTTAATATTGTAATTGACGCTATCAGAGAGATAGGCGAGATGATTTCTGCCTTCTGGCCAATTATAGAGCCAATCCTTATCGCGATAACCGCGGCATTAACGCTATGGGGTGTTACTCAAATACCTATGCTCATTACGAAACTATGGCTTATGGTACAACCCATACTGGCGCAGGCAGCTGCGTGGGCAATGGCAAACTGGCCTATTTTGCTGATAGGCGCTGCAATAGGTCTGCTCCTTTACGCCATGCTTAAGTTTGGTGATGTGGTCATTGAAGTGGTAGGGGTAGTCGGCGGTATTTTTGGTGGCCTTTTTGCTTTTCTGTATAATAGCCTGGCTTATCTGGTAAATCCGTGGATAAGCTTTGCGGAATTTCTTGTAAATGTCTTTACCAATCCTGTGTACAGCATTAAGAAACTCTTTGTAGACTTGGCGACCAATGTCCTGAATCTTCTCCAGTCAATTGCTGAAGGTATTGACAAGGTGCTGGGGACAAGTATGGCACAAGGTCTGCAGAATTTGAAAGATTCAATGCAGGATTGGTTGGGTGAAAAGCCTGAGAACTATAAAGAGTTTACTAAATTGCAAATGGCAGACATAGCAGATTGGGTGAAATCTGGCTATGATACAGGTAAAAAGGTTGGTTCGTGGGCGGTTGAAGGCGTGCAGGATATAGCAGGAAGAATAGGAAGCCTGTTTAGTGCAACAGAAACATATGAAACCGGGCTTGATTCATATGAAACCGGGCTTGATTCATACATGGTTAATGACGCCATGCCCGTAACCGGTATAGACGGAGGAAAAGTGGAAGTTGACATGTCAGACGAGGACCTAAAATATCTGCGTGACATCGCTGAAAGAGATTACATCAACAAATTTACCGCTGCCACCCTGGCGCCTAATATACAAATAACCTTTGGTGACGTACATCAGGAAGTTGATGCGAACAAAGTGGCTGGACGAATCAAGAAGATACTCCAGGAAGAAATTGCTATGGCCGCAGAGGGGGTATACGAATGAGTTATGCCGTGTTCTTTGACAAAGACAATGTAACATATAGGCTTCCGGTTAACCCTGAAGAGATAGAAACATCCAGTGCCCAGGCCATTGAAAAATACGAGATACTCAAGCTTGGCCAGATAGCGATCCCCACTCATACGGAGCTTAAGCAGTACAGCTTTGAATCTGAGTTCCCGCACAGGCCCCTGCACTATGTTGAAACTTCAGGCGATTATCGGGGCCCTGATTTCTACTTGCGACTTTTTGAGCAGTGGAGGCAGGCAAAGGAACCCGTGAGATTCATTGCTTCTAATGGCATCGGCGAAGATATAAACACCCTCGTTTTAATTGAGGAGCTGACCATTGTCGAGAGAGCTGGAGAAGAAGGGGACAAATATGTCAGCTTCCAGTTGCTTGAGTACCGGGAGTTCGGGAAGAAGTCTGTTGTGGTAATAACGGATGAATCCGTGCCAACTGCAGTAGCAAAAAAAGAGGAACCCGCTCCTTCGGTAAACCCCAAGAGCAACGGAACTCATATTGTTCAGCCAGGCGATACTCTCTGGGCCATAGCAAAGAAATACTACGGGAACGGGAATCAATATCCAAGGATAGTGAATGCGAACAAAGACAAGATTAAGAACCCCAACCTGATTTTTCCCGGCCAACAGTTGGTGATTCCGTCATGATTGAATTCTTGGTTGAAGTGAATGGTCAAATATATGAGATAAGCGAGCTTGTGAAATCCGTATCATACACAGACAAATTGAATGACGGATGCAGCAAGCTCGAATTTTCTTATATTGATGATGGCCTGAATATTCAAAATGGGAGTGTGGTGCGCTTTAGATTTAATGACGCCAATATCTTCTACGGTTACGTCTTTAAGCACGGTCAGAACAAAACAAAGGAGATTACTGTCACCGCCTATGACCAGCTAAGGTATTGCAAGGCCAAGGATACGATTGTTGTAAAAAATGATACCATAGACAGCCTTGTGCGGAAGATGTGCAATTACTTCAACCTCAAAGTAGGCACACTCACCAGCACTGGGTACAAATTGCCTACTAGTATCCAGGATGACAAGACCTGGCTGGATATAATTTATACCGCCATAAGCGACACACTGATGAATACAGGAAAATGGTACTGCCTGCGTGATGAGTTCGGCAGTATAGCAGTCCGGGACCTGGAAGAAATGCAGCTTGACCTTGTGCTTGGTGATGAAAGCCTGGCGTATGACTACGAATATGAGGCGTCTATTGACGATAATTTTTATAACCAGATTAAGATCGTGAGTGACAACGAAGCTACCGGCAAAAGAGACGTCTACATCACCAAGGACAGCGGCTCCATAGCAAAATACGGCCTTCTGCAGTATTTTGAGGTGCTGGATAAGAATTACAACCCCTCCCAGGCCAAAGCAAAGTCCGATGCACTTCTGAAGCTCTACAATCGAGAAGTTGAAACATTAGAACTAAAATGCCTTGGTGATGTTAGGGTAAGGGCCGGAAATAGCTTCTTTGGTCAAATCGAGGATATCAAACTAAACAAGCGGCTAATTGTGCGAGAAGTGACGCATGAATTTGTCCCGGTTCATACCATGACGGTGAGCGTGATGCTATGATTAACGAAATCAAGACTATCATTCAAAACTATTTAAGCAACGTTAAGCTGTGTCAGTTGATGGTAGGCACGGTTGTAAGCAACGGTATTAAGGTAAGCGATAAGCTAACAATTCCAAATGAATTAATCCGGGGTAATTTAAAAGAATTCGTAAAACCCGGAGATAAAGTAAGACTTATTCGCAACCACGGCGGCCAGGAGTTTTACATTGTTGAGATTATCGGGGTACCTGTTTTGCTGAACAATATAACTGTTGAAATTGAACCAATCACTGTAACGGACGGCATGACAATCTCTAGCCTGAGAATAAGGGGTGTGAAGCGACAATGATACCTCAAAGTGTTATAAATGTTGAACTGGCCGCGGAAGAGACGCGACAAACAAGCAGGACTTACAAAATTTCAAGAAATCGCATCCAAGGGTATATTGATGGTTTGGAGGCTCTCAAACAAGCTATATATAAGGTGCTCAACACAGAGCGATATGAGTACCCGATATATAGCTTTAACTATGGGATTGAGCTTGAAAATCTCATCGGTAAAGATCCTGTGTATGTTCAAATTGAATTAAAACGCAGAATCCGGGAGTGCCTCCTTAGGGATGACAGAATTACGGAAGTCAATAATTTCAAGTTTGAATTCAACGGGGACCAGTTAAAATGTACCTTTGACGTTCACANCATCTTTGGAAATTTAACCATCTCCCGGGAGGTGAGTATTTGATGTGGGAAGACAGGACGTTTGAAAATATACTGAACGATATGTTGAGCAGGGTACCCTCTAACGTTGATAAACGTGAAGGTTCTATTATTTATGATGCGTTAGCTCCTGCGGCCTATAAATTGGCCGAAGCATATTTCTTGCTGCGAAATTATGTTAACCTATTTTTCGCCGATACAGCTGTGGGGGAATTTCTTTCTCGAAGAACTGCTGAATTAGGCATAAATAGGCGTCCTGCTACAAGGGCAATGCGGAAAATTGTTACAACAGGGCCCGTAGATGTTGGCACAAGATGGGGGCTTGAAAATACAACGTACGTCATCATAGAAAAAATAACTGACACAGAATATAAGGCCGAATGTGAGCAACTAGGAAGCATCGGAAACGCATATTCAGGCCCCCTATACAACATTGACAACATTTCAGGTATTACTGCCGAACTGACTGATATTCTCATCCCTGGGGAGGACGAAGAAACAGACGAAAGCCTGCGGCAGAGGTATTTTGAGAGCCTTGTCAGCCAGGCTTACGGCGGCAATATTATCGACTATAAAGAAAAAGTTAGCGCCCTGCCTGGTGTTGGAGGGGTAAAAGTAGAGCCGGTATGGAATGGTGGAGGGACCGTAAAACTGATAATCATAGATAGCAACTACAATAAACCTTCATCCACGCTGATTGATGAAGTACAGACC